AACTAATGATGAAGCAAAATCCGTCACCAATAATTTGTTTGTTGGCTCTACGGCTGAGTTGCAAAAAGTAATAGAGAATATGAAAAATGGAAGTGGATCTCAGTAAACTCAAAGGATATAACGGTAACTCCTTACTAAAACGCTCTAATCAAAAAATAGAGTGGACGCCAGAACTTTTAACTGAATATGTTAAGTGTTCTGAGGACGTAATTTACTTCACCGAAAAATACATGAAAATCATCAACATCGACAAAGGGTTGGTGAGCTTCAAGCTATATGATTACCAAAAAGAAATGTTAAAGTCGATGCAGGATAATCGGTTTACGATTATTGCTACTGCTCGTCAGGCTGGTAAATCAACAGTTACTTGTGCTTTTATTTTGTGGTATATTATTTTCCATCCAGAAAAAACAGTTGCATTGCTGGCGAACAAAGGCGAAACAGCTCGTGAAATTCTTGGTCGTATTCAGCTCGCCTATCAGCATTTACCTCGCTGGTTACAACAGGGTGTGAAAGAATGGAACAAGGGTTCAATGGAACTTGAAAATGATTCTCGTGTTCTTGCTGCTGCAACAAGTTCCGATGCTATCCGTGGTTATTCTATTAACCTACTGTTTATTGACGAAGCTGCATTTATTGAAAACTGGGATACGTTCTTCACATCAGTTTATCCTACAATTTCATCTGGTCAAGAATCTAAAATTGTTTTAGTTTCAACACCAAACGGCTTGAACCATTTTTATGCTCTTTGGACAAATGCTAAGGAAAATCGTAATGGATACAATCCAATTCAAGTAACCTACGATAAAGTTCCTGGCAGAGATGAAAAGTGGAAAGAACAAACGCTTGCAGCTATGAATTTTAATTTTGAAAAATTCGAACAGGAATACTGTGTCGAATTTATGGGTAGCTCTGGTACACTTATTGCTGGTTGGAAATTGAAAGAACTGGTTCACCAAACTCCAATTGGTGTAAAAGATGGGCTTACAGTATATCAAAATCCTATACCCAATCATCGTTATGCTCTTATTGCTGACGTTTCTGAAGGTAAGGGATTAGACTATTCGGCTTTTCATATTGTTGACGTAACTCAAATGCCATATAAACAGGTTGTTGTTTATCGTAATAACATGGTTACGCCTTTGGATTACGCCGAAGTTATACATCGTTTAGCTATAGCTTATAACAGAGCTCCAGTGCTGGTAGAAATAAACAACATGGGTGCACAGGTTAGCTATTCTTTACATTATGATTTTGAATATGATAACATTCTGTTTACTGAAAACGCTGGTCGCAATGGTAAAAAAATCAGCACTGGATTCGGCGCGAAAGTAGATATGGGCGTGAGAACTACTGTTCCAGTAAAGGCAAATGGCTGTTCTCTGTTAAAACTTTTGGTCGAACAAAACCAGCTCATTATTAATGACTTCCATACCATCGAAGAACTTGCAAGGTTCAGTAAAAAAGGTAAAAGCTACGAAGCTGAGGAAGGCGCACATGATGACTTGGTTATGGGTTTGGTTCTGTTTAGCTGGCTTTCAGAACAGCAATTTTTCAAGGATTACACAGACATAAATACTTTAATGAGATTACGAGATAAAACTGACGAAGAAATTATGAATGATCTTTCTCCTTTCGGATTTGTTGATGATGGAAGAGAATTAGAGGAAATTATCGAGCCTCCCCGTCGTAGTGGTTGGATGTCAGATCCTGTAAGCGATGACTTTTTATAAATAATTTTCAGATAATTTAGTCTATCTTTTTTCCATGGAAGGAGAAATACAATGCCATTTCAACTAAGTCCAGGCGTAAATGTTACCGAAATTGATCTTACTGGTATCGTTCCTGCAGTAGCTACCACAACTGGTGCTATCGCTGGTGTGTTCCAATGGGGTCCAATCGGCGTAAGACAGATGGTCGATACGGAAACAACGCTCGTAAATACCTACGGTAAGCCAAATTCAAACAATGCTGAAACATGGTTTACAGGTGCTAACTTCCTTTCATACGGCAATAGCCTGTATGTTACACGTGTTGCCAATACTACTGTAACAACTTCAGGCGTTGGTACTCTTTCAGCCGTTGCTAATACTGGTACAGTTGGTAACCTGCCAGCTCAGGTTGTTAAGAACAATTCAGATTACGGCAACCAAGTGTTTGATGCTAACGTATTCTACGTAGCTCGTTACGCTGGTGCTATAGGTAACTCTCTTAAAATTTCTGTTTGCGATAGCGCAAAAGCTTATGGTTCAACGCTCAACATGGGTGGTTTGAATTCTTCTCCATCACTTGACGTTGTTGCAAACCTTGCTATCAACATTGGTTCAACTTCTGCTTATCTGCAAGTTTTACCAGGTGGTGGTGGTTCTGCTGCTGACGCTAACACATATTCGCATGCTCTTGTTGCTAATTTGACAATTGGCGATTACCTCACAGTTGGTAATGCTTCAATTGGTACACAATATATGCATATTACTTCAATTGGTTCGATTACTTCGAACTCAACAGGTAGCTATGTAACAATTAACTTTGACAGCTCATATCGTTTGTCAACAAACTTTACAACAAGCAACACAGTTAACGAAACAATTAATCGTAACTGGGAATATTTCAACGTAATCAATGGCGCTCCTGTTACATCTGACTATGTTGCTCAGTTCGGTAACTCAGCTGCTGTTGACGAAGTTCACGTTGTGGTTGTTGACGAAAATGGTCTGTTTACTGGCGTTCCTGGTACAGTTCTTGAAACATACCAAGCTCTTTCTCGCGCTACAGACGCTAAAACAGTTGGCGGTCAGGCTAATTACTACAAAACTGTCATCAATGATGGTTCAAATTATATCTGGTTCGTTCAAGATCGTGCAGGTTCTGCTTCTAATACAGCAGTTAACATTGCTTCTTCTTCAGATACAACTCCGTTCAGTCTTTCCTTACAAGGCGGTCAAGATGGTTACACAGAAGCTTCTGCTCCTCTGTCGCTTCTTGCTTCTGGTTACGATCAATATGCTTCAGCTGAAGACGTTGACGTTTCATTAATTCTGCAAGGTAAGCCAATCGGTTCTGGTGGCACATATCAGCTCGCTAACTACATTATCGACAATATTTGCGAAACTCGTAAAGATTGCGTTGGCTTTATTACTCCTGATGACTCAGTGGTATACAGCAACGTTGGTAATGAAGCTAGTTCGATTGTTACTTGGAGAAACTCAGTGCATGATTCTTCATATGCTGTGATGGATTCTGGTTACAAATATATGTACGACCGCTACAATGACGTTTACCGTTATGTTCCTTCAAATGGTGACGTTGCTGGTCTTTGCGCACGTACTGATTCAACTCGTGATCCATGGTGGTCACCTGCTGGTTTCAATCGTGGTCAAATTAAAAACCTTGTTAAGCTGCGTTGGAATCCAAAACAGGCAGATCGTGATATCCTCTATAAAAATGGTATCAACCCAGTTGTTACATTCCCTGGTCAGGGTACTGTGCTTTATGGCGATAAAACTCTTCAAACCAAGCCATCAGCATTCGATCGCATCAACGTTCGTCGCTTGTTTATTGTTCTTGAAAAGGCAATTGCTACTGCTTCTAAGTTCTTCTTGTTCGAATTCAATGATGAGTTCACAAGAGCACAGTTTAAGAACTTAGTGGTTCCTTATCTTCGTGACGTTCAAGGTCGTCGTGGTATCACTGACTTCCTCGTTGTTTGCGACTCAACAAATAATACACCTGAAAGAGTTGATGCTAATGAATTCTGGGGCGATATCTATATCAAGCCAGCTCGTTCTATTAACTTCATTCAGTTGAATTTTGTTGCTGTGAGCACTGGTGTTCAATTCTCTGAAATTGTTGGCAAATTCTAATAAATAAATTAAACCATTAAGGAGAACAAAAATGGCATCAGGTTTTAACATTAGTACCTTTAAAACAAGAGGTCTTCAATATGGTGGCGTTCGTCCTACACTTTTCGAAGTGTACTTAACGCCTCCTCCTGGAGTTGGTGCTGATCAAAATTCACAAGACAAGTTCCGCTTCACATGCCGTGGTGCAGCGCTTCCTGCAGCAACAATTCAAGCAATTGATGTTGGCTACTTTGGTCGTAAGATTAAAGTTCAGGGCGATCGTACTTTTGCTGATTGGACTGTAACAGTAATGAACGATGAGGATTTCCTTGTTCGTTCAATGTTTGAAAAGTGGTCAAACGCATTGAATCGTCTCGAATCAAACATTCGCGACCCCAACTTTGCTCTTGACGAAAATTCATACAAGTCTGATCTTAGCGTAATTCAATACGGTAAAGATGGTTCATTGATTCGTCAATATGACATCATCGGTGCATTCCCAACAAATGTTTCGGAAATTGCTCTCGACTGGGATACAACAAACCAAATTGAAACATTCCAAGTAACATTCGCATACGACTACTGGCTCCCAGCAGTTGAAGATGTTAATGCTTACCTCAGCGATGCTCAAGATCCTGTTGCAACCTAATACTATATAATGAAAGCCTCTTGAATCATTATTGTTTTGAAGAGGGGCTGAGAAAC